AAACAGATTATTCGGGGCATGTTACCGGCGGACAAGATAGTGATAGTAAACGGTCGTCCGTCGCGGGCGGATTGGACCATTGTGGGGGTGAAATTGGTGTAAACGCGCGCTTTTGGTCTGTATTCCTAGTAGTCACCATCGTCTTCGACCTCTTTTCCGGCCTTTGGCTCTTTTTTCCTAATTGAAATCTTTCGCATTGTAGTATTCATCCTCGTTTATCGGTGCCTCGTTTACCGGAGCCTCGTCTACCGGTGCCTCGTTTACCGGAGCCTCGTCTACCGGTGCCTCGTTTACCGGAGCCTCGTCTACCGGTGCCTCGTCTACCGGCGCCTCGTTTATCGGAGTCTCGTCTACCGGCGCCTCGTTTATCGGAGTCTCGTCTACCGGCGCCTCGTTTATCGGAGTCTCGTCTACCGGTGCCTTGTTTTCTTTCTTGGCCTTTTGCTCTTTTTTATCGTCCTTTGGTGCTTTTTTATCGTCCTCGTCCACGTCCTCGTCCTCGACATCCTCCTCGCCCTTTTCATTACCCTTTGGCATTCGGTATTCTACTTTTTCATGCCATCCACCAACCTCCTCTTTTTCATGGGCATCATTGATTTGCCGAATACGTTCTTCTAATGACACCGCATGAGAAGGATTTTTTGGCATTCGGTATTCTACTTTTTCATGCCATCCACCAACCTTCTCTTTTTCATGGGCATCATTGATTTGCCGAATACGTTCTTCTAATGACACCGCATGAAAAGGATTTTCTGACGTCATCGGTTAGATATATATTACTCCTAGAAAAAATTCTCGAAATGTATTGAACTACCAGTAATTATACTCCCCCTAAAACGGCCACCGCCATATAAACATTTTTACACCACAAAAATTATTGTTTCAATGTATAGCAAGCAAATCAAAAATAAAATACACAAAAAAATTCCGTTTGTTCCATCCCAATGGAAAACCCAACCGGGTAGGACCGGGCTACCAAAAAAACGAGGAGGGCGAGTTAGTGATTAGTAACCACGCGATTTACCACCCCAATGTGGAAAACGTTCTCATGCGAGAGAAGAAAAAATACGAGCGTAAGTGCGAAAAGGGGCGGAATATACTACAATATTTACACCTGTGGGTGCTGAAAATGCCCGAGTAACACATTACACCCAGGTAATATTACATGTGTGTAATATTATCTTCAAGCGGAATTGTATTGGATACCCACATCCGCAATTTTCAAGGGGCGGTTCACGGGTAACCCCGACGCCGCCGTAGTGAACTGAGCACAACCCACATCGTTGGGCGAGGGAACGCGGGTTTGTCCCGTTATGTCCAGTGTCAGGGATGCGTCCGTGTCAAATACAAACGGATTGGTCAATACGGGGACGGGGGGCGCACCGCTCGCACCGATCGCCGGGCTACTCGCAGACAAGGTATAATAGTTATCCGGGGCCGGAACGGACCCATACGGATGAAACTCGGGATTGGCCTGAATGAATCCCGGAATGGTTATGTAGCCCGACGCATCCGTCAAAAGCTTACCGGCGCCATCGGTTTGAATGACCGGATTCCACGCAATGGCCGGCTGATTGGGCGTGATGGGCAGAATGAGATTGTTTAGGACACTAAACCCGGAAATATTACCTAAAATCAACGGCAATTGGGCCGGAATGTGCGGAGCGACATAGCCCGTGTAGATGGACGTATTCGTTTGCCAGATCGGAAGTCCCTCGCCGTCTTGGTAAATGATGTTGTTGGCGAGAACATTGTTACCCGCACCCCTATACTTGTCCATCAAAAGGGAATTACAGTTGTAAAAGGTGTTATTCTGAATATTGATGTTTGAATGATACAAGGTTTGGTAATCGGGATGTAAATCCGCATATCGACTGACGTCCACAAAGCAGAGGGGAATATCACACTGGAAGAAATAGCAATTGTAGACGGAAACGTTACTCGCTTGCTTAAAGATAACCCCACCCGAATTGATGTGGTAATTCCCGTAGGCAATATTGTTGTTGCCGTTATTGAAACAAACGTAGGCGCCTAAATTGTTCGAAAAAGTGTTGTAACGAATCACATTGTTCATGGATTTCACCGAGATGATTTCATTGTCACAATCACACGTAATATCAAATACACAATATTCCACCAAGGCAGAAATATTACATGTGGTGTAGTCAGTGTCGCCAATCCGTAGGGGTTCACAACCCATATGACCGCCATCACCTTTCATTCTTTGCCACGTACAGCGAAAAATGTGGTGTTTGTTCGTCGTATTGGGGTCACCTTGTAACTGAACCATACTATTAATGTAACCGCCCCGGGGTTCCATTGTTTTATTTTGAATGTTACAGTTATTCATCGTGAATCTTTGCGCCTTGCCGTACACGTTGACAAAGTGTCTTGCGAGTACTTTATTGATATTGACAAACAATACGGTGTTGTCATCACCATTGACCGCAATCAAGTCGCTGCTATTGAGAGATGTTAGATTGGGGGGCAAGGAACCCATAAAGGCCGAGGTGTTTACAAATTGAATACCGTCCAAGATGTTGTTGTTACCGGACATGACAAACGAAATGTTGCCGGTGGTGAATACGACGTTGCCGCGCGTTTGCGCTTTTACCGTAATGTTGTTGCCGTTCATTACCACCATCATCGCCCCCAGCTTGGTTACTGACGGGTTGTATATTCCGTCGGGAATGATGTATGTAGTATCTGAGACGAGGTTGGCGAGTTCTTTGAGTTGGGGTCCCACCGTCACTACCGTTGACATGAGTATGTATATACTATGAAATTATTTTACACCGGTCAACATTTACATACCGGAAAAACTACATAAACGCAGCTTACACGTATTATGTACATGGGTCCTGTTCAATCACACTTTACTCATCACTATACGGAGACGCCGCACAGCGCGACCTACACCTACACCCGCAGCAACCGCTTTGGCGCGGTGGAATCGCGCCACACGATGGCTTCCCCCAATCTCATGGTGCGGAGCATGATCACGTTCAGTGACGGTCACGGTTTTGTGGTCTCGCAGCACCGGCGCGGATGCCTCGCCAACAACTTTTCCGAGTACGATGCGGGTACTCCTCCCGCGGACGGGTTCTACGCGGGGGATTACAGTCACTTGTATGGTAACCGGACGTGTACGTGCGGGCGCGGGTGCCATTTGACCCGGGCCGTGTAGAACCAGTGATAAAACTCTTGAACATATATCATCGTTTATTGCGTAAATATTTCCGATATTTACGCGAACGTTTTGATTTTATATTTTTGAATATTTTACGGGATCGTTTGACGGGTTTTCTTTGTCCTCCCCAACCAATTATCCGGCCAATTCTCCAGCCGTTTTTAGCAGTGTCTGGTTGCACACTGGTTGCCGGCGGTTCATACGTCCTATTGGATAGGATTTTCTCTTCAGACTTAGCTCCAGATTCTTCTATTACAAGCGTTTTTTCTTCTGTTGTAGGATACTCAGGAGGGTTAGTTTTTGGGTGTTTATAAACATTATCTCGAGGCTGTAATTCGATTCGATACATTTCATCAGAGACAATATATCTCAGTTTTTTAAAATTAATTGAATTATAAGGTGGGCTTCTATCGTATATTTTATTTAAATCAAAGTTTAACACGAAAAATTTATCTGGGTCGCCACTACTTCGTGCGGGAATTCTAAATTCGCATTCAAAATCATTACTAGTTTTATATTCTTCACTGGAAGGAACATTATAAATTATATATGTATTTCTCACTGCGACTAATTGTGCTACTAAATAATCGCGAAAATCGTTTACACTTGGCGGACTATTTCCGCTTTTTGTGAAAAAAGATAGATCTTCGAAACTCACATATATTTTTTCGTCCGTTAGATCTACCGTCTTTTGCCGAGAACTGAAGCCTGTTAGTTTATGAACATCACGGTCTGCCTCATAAATTACAGTATCATAATAACTATATTTTCTATCGTGTGGGTTTAAATTTCTATACGTCTCCGCCAGAATTTCTGGTGAAGCATGCGCCATTGTATATATAAATAAAAGATTTTTCCCATTCACATATATAATCTTTATCACTATTTAATTGATGTCGGTACGTAGTAATTTGTTTTGCTATTTATTGTAATCATTACAAATAATTGATTGCCCCCTACTATTTTCTAGATTTAGTATATAGGATAGGAGGTACCCATGACAACGCGTAAAAACCAGCGTCCCGTCCACATAAAAACGTTCAAATCCATGAATTCGAAGCCCACGACTCCTAAAAAGGGAGTGGCTATTTTTGTGGAGCCGATTAAGAGCATGACAAACGATCCCACCATTAAGGGCGACGTCTTCAAAAAATTCGTCAACGGCAAACTCGTTAAGCAGGTTTTTGTCAGTAAAAACCGCATGAAAAAGATAATAGCGACGGCCAAAAAAAGTCGTCGTAATTATGGGGGGCGAGTAACCCGTCGCCCTTATCCGAGAGTTGCCGCAGTTAGAGCACCGGCCATGAAAACCCGCCGCGCTAAGGCATTTGTACCTCAACCCGTCTACGTAAACCAGCCGCCTCCCCAAGGACAATTGCCCGCCCAACAAATATATGCCGCGGATAACACGTCCATGGGCCAAGCCGCGAAACAGGGTTTAGCCGGAGGCTTGGCCGGAGGCGTAGGTTTTTTTACGGCGGAAGCGTTAGTTGGAGGTGTGGTAGATGCCCTGACTGGTAAATAATTGGGCCGACCCCTTCTACGGTTTGATTCCGTGTAGGCTATACACGTCCATGTTACCAGTTTTGAAACTGGGTTGATAAAAAATCTTCTAATGAAGTATCTGTGTTGTCTTTTTTACTATATGCGTTTACACCCTTATCCACGTTATACATAATATCCTATAATCTACAGTAATTGTTTGTATCCTTTGTAAATTCTCTTATTTTTTTTGATTTTATGGCGACGTGATTTTGGTTTCTTAGAGTTTTTTGTGCGTTTTCTACGAGTTCCACCAATAGGAGTACGGCCACGACGACTACTAGATCCAGCTTCAGATAAAGGGTCAATAATTTCCCATAAACATGATTCGGCTTCTTCTATACTTCCGTAACCTTTTATAACGTATTCCTTATCTACTTTTGTAGCTATAAAATAATTATATAAACTAAAAATTTGTTCTCCCCTGTAATAAAAGCCATCGTCATTGGTGTTGCTTCCCACGATTCCCATATTAATTTTCGCATCACCTACTCTATAACCAGTGGGGACTGATTCGTTAACCCCTGCAATATTAAAAAATGGCCCCACATTCCCTATCCCTGTTATTCCATACGAATTATTATCCAATTTTTTGATTGTTTCAATGTTTGGTATATTTATTATTAAACCATTACGTAGATAATTATCTGTTGATATCCATTTTTTTGCTTGAATAATTAATGAAACCCCGTTTATTGATGGAAACATATTGATTAGTTCGCCAGTTTCACTAGCATCTACTCTAGAAAACGCATCGAGAGATTTGTCACTACCACTATACAGTTCTTTATTGATAACAATACCGTTATAATCTTCTCCATTATTTTTACCAGGAAACTCATTCCATAACGGAGAGTTATTATGTGATTGTCCATTATCAATTACTACTAAGTCATTTAATCTAGGTATTGTCCATGTAGCTGCATGAAGCTTACTTTTATAACCTGTTACAATAAATTTTTTCAATTCAGTGTCATAAATGGCTATAAAATAAGTATGGAAGGCTTCAGGATACTTCAAATCAACACCTCCAGCTAAATACGTATTCCTGAAAACTGTACCATTTATTTCATAAGTTATAGGGTTTCTCAGCAATTTTTTGATTTTTAATCCACCATTACTATCGTCATCACTATCGTCATCAATTTTGATATAAATATAAAAATGTTTATCTCCAACACTTCTTTTCTTGCTTTTAAATTTCATATACTTTTCTATTCTATAAGTATTAGTAGTGTCATGTCCTTTAGTAGTAGTACGTATATACTGGTCTATATCTCTAAAACGATCGTCTGGACTTGTACTCATTTAATATACTGATTATACTATATTACTATATTATTCGCACAATCCGAAGGATGTATTACATTTATTTGTTTAGACAATCTTTGTAGTAACCATGTTCATAGAACCCAAATTGAAAAATTAGAAAACACGTTGAAGCATTAGAATTACGAGTAAACCATTGTCCATGTTATAAATAATATCCTGTATTATCAGACGTTAATCACGTCATTATAATGATGGAGGTCGCAGGTAGGGGGTAGCCGAAAAGCATAAGTGGTCAAGACTCAATACCCAGCCTTGTGTGTTCAATTTTGATTGGAAAGGATAGGACATAGAGGAAAAATCCTTTATTTGGATATGGACAACCTTGTGCCAGACGACCAGGCCAAATTACAGAATATATTACGATATTATACTGAATATCGTAAAACGCATTATGATGACAATGATGGTATTGCGATTGAAAATAAAAGGCGAGAACAACAACAAGAGGAAATTCGCAAAGAACTTCAAAAATTACAAAAGGTCAGAGAAACAGAACAGTATGTAGGGTTGATCAATGAGAAAGCGAAAATATACGAACAGATTGAAACGTACGAGGGTATTATTGATGAAATTCGTGATACATATGAAGAATACAACACGTATGAAGATTCATATGATAATGAAGAAGTTCAAATTATTTGCGATAAAATAGAAAAATTATTTGGTGCGATTAAAACGATAGAATGTAAACAACTTGATGTAATAAAGGTAAATGGTATAGATACAGAATTATTAGAAGACCGCAAAATCGAAAGCCTACTATGAAGTTATTTTAATATCATTAGACTATATATGAATAAAACGCGTAAAAACGGTAATAAATACAAAAACCGAACAGTCAAATATGGACAACCTGAAAAAAATGTGACCAAAAAAATGTGTATTGACCGTTTTATTACGGCAAGAATGAAAAGATTTAAAACATTTAATCTGGGTCTTTTACGTGAACTTGAAAAATATTATAAGAAAGCATTGGAAAAAAAAGACTTGGCGCAAGAGGACAGAAAAGTCATTTTAAGAGGTTTAAAACGTGTTATTAGGGAAAAAAACGCGAAACACGGTATAAATATAAATATACAAAAAAAGATCGAAACGGGAATCTTTTGTAATCCTGGCTGTAAAGGTACTTTATTAGAACCTGGTAATAAGTTATCAAATACATATCTCGAAGAAAACAAACCTAGTAAAAGGGTGTTGAAACTATTTGGAACATACAGGAAAACGATATTTGGAAACAAAACAAATGTGTTGATTGACGATTTTTATGAAAAAGCTCCCAAAAAAATGGTAGATAAAATCAAAAAGGACGGGGGGATTTCTTTATGCTTCCCTATGGAAAAAGTTGATTGGTACTAAAACATTTTATGATAATTATATATAATGGTAATGGTAAAACCGTGTCCGTGTCGTAAAACACAACGTCGTCGCGGCGGAGGACCCAAATCACGCAAATCGAAGAGCAATAAAAGCGTTACCGCGAAAAATGAGAAATCGGCCAGTCCCAAGTCGCCCGGTTCTCCGGAGAGATGCGGTATTTGTCTCCAAGGTATGTCAAACACGAGACCCACCAAAAAGACCAAATGCGGGCACCGTTTCCACAAGGAATGTTTGCTTATGTGGTGCGATTCGCAAAAACAAAAGGGATTTGCTACAAGATGTCCCTTTTGTAACCAGAGTATTGAGAAGGATTGCGCTGCGTTGGAACCCGGTCAACCGATGCCCGACCATCGCATCCTCGACATTTTACGCGACGAGGACCTTGAAGCGCTATTAGCAAATAACGATGGTCAAAGGGTCGCGGAATTAAGAGAGAGAAAACGGATGATTTTAAAGAGATTGCGATTCCCGAAAAACTACAAATATGACGACTGGCAGAAAATCACGAATTTCGATTTAGCGAAACGGTTTTCCATCAATCGGGAAAAAGTTGGCCGGGAATTGGGTTTGGAGTTGTAATTTACAATTTCTTACATCATACTCGTTTGATTATATTTCTGTAATACAGAAATATAGACGTACCCTTATAGCTTATCATAAAATGAATAACCAAGAGAATCGCGACCAAAGTGTCACAGAAAAATACATTGGTGGTATCATTTACATCAATTTGGACCGCCGCACCGACCGTAGACAAGAATTTGAAGACCAGGCGAAAGTATATAATCTAAATTGCGAGCGATTTACCGCAATCCCGAAATCCTGTGGTATTGTGGGCTGTACCTACTCGCATTTGTCGGTGTTGAAGATTGCCCGAGAACGTAATTACAGAAACGTATTGATAATGGAAGACGACTTTGTATTTCTAGTTGATAAGGAACAATTCGAGGGGGAAATTGAGCAGATTTTTGCGCATAATGTCGATTTTGATGTGTGTATGATATCTTACAATCTATTGAATTCGACAGAATCCGCGGAATATCCGTTTTTGTTGCGCGCACTGGACGTTCAAACCGCATCCGGATA